AGGCGTCGTCGGCGGCGTAGGCGGCGTCGGCGGCGGACGAGTCGTCGGCGTCGTCGGCGGCGGCGGCGTCGTAGGCGGCGTCGGCGGCGGCGTAGGCGGCGTCGTAGGCGGCGGCGGCGGCGCTGGAGGCGGCGGCGGCGTAGGCGGCGGCGTAGGCGGAGCGCCACTCCTCTTTCCGCACCGACTCACCGCGCACCCGTCGCTCATACAGCCCAATCACCGTCGCTATCGCCGCGCGGCACCCTTCATCCTTCACGTATTGAAGCACCCCATCCTTCGGGTCGCTCAGCAGCCACAACAGAAAGCGGTCCACCACGCCCGCCAAATCCACGCCCACCCCAATCGCCTCCAGGAATTCTTCCGGCCAGGCCTTCGCGCGCCCATTGGGCAGCCACTCGAAAATCGCGTCCTCCAGCCGGGCCAGCGCCCGCGGGATTCCCAACTCCTCTTCGTAAGCCGCGTGCCGCGCCGAATGCACCGTGCACCCGACCGCGCACCCCTTCCCGTTCTGCCAATACGTGCCTTTCACCAGTTCATCCGCCGCCCGGTGCGCCCGCACCCGCGCCAAATACGTCGCCTTGATTGTTTCCTGCTCGTGAAACGCTTTCATGTTGGTTTTTCCTTTCGTTCAAAGTTCCTCCGCGTCTTCGTCCTCCGCCCCTCTCACCTGAAACGCCCGTTCCTCATCCACGTGTTCCGGCTCGCTCTTCACGTAGTACCAGTCCGGGTCTACGATGTCTTTCATCGCGCCCTTCTCACCATCCAGGCCAGTGTATTCCTCGTAAGCCAGAATCGACTGTTCGCAGGCGTCCACCACATACCACTTCGGGCAGTTCATCACGCTCACCGGGTGCTTGGTGTCGTATTCCAGTTGCTCGTTGAAAATCTCCAGCGCCTGGCTGCTGGCAATTGCGCCACTGCCCCCCGGCGCCGGATACCACGTCATACTCGGGCCAATCAAATTCCCCTCCGCGTCGCGCTGTTCATCCTCCATCAATTGAATGATGCTCGTGCCGTCCTCGTGGTCGGTGGCCACTTCCACCCCGCCCATCCGCGGGTCGATGAACCGCTCGAAAATCTTCTCCGCGTTGCTCCCATCCCATTCCTTGCCCGTCCACACCCACCCCTCCGCCTCCAAAATCACCCGCTTATAACGCAGAATGCCCGGCGCAAATTCGTAGCGCTGCGCTTCCCCTGGGTAACCGTCGAACTTCTGTTTGCTCCGGTTGTCCATCGTCGCCTTGCTGATTTCCGCCCACCAGCCGTGCGTCGACCGCGGCGGCCACTCCCGATACACAAAATGCCACGTCCCGCCCGGAAACTCCGCCGCCCGATACCACTTCATGAACCAGTTCTTGTTCCCGCCCGGGTCCGCCACGCAACGGTTCGTCCCCCACTTCGGCAGCCTCGGGTATATCCCTTCCCAGGGCCGCGGCGGCACGCACCCGTTCCCATTCCACTCGCGGCGAACAATTGCGGGCGCGGGCAGTTGTCCAGGACAGAGCCCCCGCGCCACTCTGGCAGTGCCCGATTGCACCGCCTCAATAAAGTCTTTCCCCTTCGTTACCTTCGTTGCCTTCTGTTCAACCTCCGCCGTGTCCCCTCTCGTCACCACATTCACCTTCCGGTTGAACTTCGGAAACGCATTGCCCACCCCCTTCTCCGCAAACCCATAGCCGCGAATCATCACATAGGTCCGGTTCTTCCCTTCAATCAGCGCTTCCAGGCTCTCATTGCCGCCCACCCGAAACGGGTTCCACTCTGTGTAGGCAAAGAGAATCGCCGCGTTCTTGCGCCGCCCCTGCATGATGTAAGGCATGTGCCCCTCCGGGCAGCCTGCCAGTGGTCCTCGCTCGAAATTCTTGCGCGGCAGGAAACGGCTCGGCCGCGTCTCCACCAGCTCGGCGCCGGCCAGGGCATCCGCCACCGGCGGCGTGTAGCCGTAAATCGGCGTGAAGCCAATCACGATGCGCCCCCCCTTGCCTAACATGCGCGCCCGCAACTCTTCCACGTGCGCCATCGTTATCAACTCATCCCCCGAGAGCCCGCGCGCCTTGTAACCCGCCAAATCGCCCGGGTCTTGCTTCCAAAAGAAGAAGTAGCCGGCGCTCCCATTCGGCAGGTTGAATTTGTTATCCTTGAACCCCCCCGCCTTGCTCCATGTCACGTCGACTGTTCGGCTCGCCTTGCCGAGGTCGCGCCACTCCGGCGGCAGGAACATATACACCAGCTGCTGCTGCTGGTTAATGCTCGAGCTCTCCGTGTTGTGGCCAAACACGTATTCGATGCCTGGCTCCCGTATCAACACTTCCACCCCCCACTTGGCCATGAACCAGCTTTTGGCCGAATCGTTGCCGCCCAGGATCCACAGTTCATCGTGCGCCTTGAACCGCGGGCCGCCCGTGATGAGCTCGCGCGCGTCCTTCCACCACGGCATCTCGTAGCCGTGTTTCAGCGGGTCGTGCACCATCAACCGCAGCATTTCCTCCCGCTGCGCCAGTCCCGCCACCAGCTCCTCGCGCCCGCCCGGCACAGAGAGCGCCGTCAACACCACGTCCGGGTCCGGCAACGGCAGCACCGCCGCCAGCGGATGCTGCACGTTCACCTTCAGCTCGGCATAGAGCTCTTCCACCGTGCGAACGTCCGGACTGTTGGGCGCTTCGGTCATGTCAGGTAGTTCGAGAGGTCGTCCACCCGCGATGCCCGGTCTTAATCTTCACGTCACTCCACTGTAGGGGTCTCGTTCTCATTCCATGAGCTTGCGGAGGTCGTCCGCCAACTTCTTCAGGCTTTTCAGCACGCCCTGGTGCAGGCGCGCGGCCGGGTGCAACGCCGTCAGGAAAACGCACTTGAAGGGATTTTCCGACACCACCAGGGAGACCGCGTTAGAAGCCACCTTCCCGAAGGCCAGCACCACGTCGGGCTTTTCGGTTTGCAGCACCTGCCGAATGTGGTCCGGTTGGGGCGCTGGCACGTAGAGCGGATTGCCCGCGATCTCGCGCGTGCATTCCTCCCAAATGATTTTGTTACAGAGCTCCTCGCCCAGGGCCGCTTTCAGGCGCCGCCCGGTCAGGCAGCCGGCGAACAGAGAGTAAGCCATCACACGGCGCCGATATTCCTCGCCGTGCTGCTTAATCCCCTCGCGCACCCTGGCCGGGTCGCGCACCCACATATTCTGGAGGAAAGCGACAATCTTCATGTTTCGCTCTCCGCCACGATGGATGCGTGTGACTGCGCCAGCGGCAGCATGTGCCGCGCGTCCCGTTCCAGTCCCCATCCGCCATCCAGCGCAAAGGCCAGCTGCTGCGCGTCGTGCGCTGTCGTGGCCCGCACCATGTAACGCTTGGCGCGCGACCGCCCGCACGCCTCATTTTCCACCAGCACAACAAAGGTTTTCGGTAGTGGGCTACTTTGATTTTTCATCGCCTTTCAAATAAACAATCCAGTGTGTCTTGGCCGTTTTTCCGCACCGCTGGCCGAATAGCGGCCGCTCAGGGGTCAGTGCCAGCCATTCGTCACCGAGCAGTCTTTCGCTAGGTGTGTCTCGCACCGCTTATCGACAAACATCGCTCGCCCGTCTGCGCGGTCGAACCACATCAATTCCGCTTCCGCTTTGGTTGTTTTCTTTTTCATTGGCAAAACTTTCTCTCTGTTTGGTTGCTTTGGTTTCGCACTACACCCCCGCGAATGTATCCGGCGGGTCGGGCGTGCTCGCCGCGGGCTGCTGTTCTCGCTTCCAGCGCTCCAGCCAATTCACCGGCGGGTCCTGCCATTGCTGGCGGAATTGGAAACACTCCGGGTCAAAGAAGACGTAGCGCGCACCGTTCTGCTGGCTGCCGCTGTAGCGCTGGCTGTAGAGGATAAAGCGCGTGTCCCATTCCTTAATCGCCTTGTCCAGTTCCTCTTCCTTGTCCCGGATGTAATTCTCGTTCGGCGGCTGGCCGTTCAGCTTCTCCGTCGCGATTTGATACCGCAGCTTGGCCACCTTCTGCCCCTTGTCCTTGTTGATTTGCACCCCCGTAATGTTGTCAACGTTGGCGCGAATCAGGGCGCTGCCGCGAATCTTGTCCTTCCCTTTCCCTTCCCCCTTGTTCTCGTGCACGATAATGAACCCGTGCTGCCCCGTCTCCTTGCAGAGCGTCGACATCGCCGCCGTCATGAAGCCCTGCGTCGCATAGTCGTCGTCCGCAATGCCCGTCCGCATCATCGAATCCAGCACCCATAGCTCCACCCCCATCCGTTCCTTGCCGTAGCGGAAGGCCCGCAGCAATTCCTTCCAGTCGCCGATGCCGAGGAAATCCCACATCACAAACTTCTCGTTCAACCAATTGATGGCGCGCACCGCTTCCTTCGTTCCCTCCCGCGTCTCCGGCAATCGCTTCCTGCCAATCAACTGCGCCCCCAGCGTCCACAGCGTCACGTCACTGGGCATTTCAAAACTCACCACCATGATGCGCTTGCCCGCCGGCAACTGGTTGGCCAGGTGCAGCAGGAAATAATTCACCACCGTGCTCTTGCCGCTCTTGTCCTCCCCGCTCACCAGCGTGAGCTCGCCCGGCCGGATCCGGAACTTCAATTCGATCGGCAGGTCCATCCCCGGCTCCCCTTGCTCCGCCGTGCGGAAGAAGTGGCCCACAAATTTTTCATAGAAAGCCTCCGGCGGTTTGAGGTGCTTGGGCGCCGCGTGCGGATCCCGCAGGCTCACCACCAAATCCAGCAACCCCTTCTCGTGCTCGCCCAGCAGCCCGCTTACCGCACCGCCGTAAGTGTAGGTCCGCTCCGCCCCCTCCACGCACATCTTCAGGTAACGCCGCAACACCCACTTCTCCCCCACGATTTGCAGGTAATAATCCAGGTTGCTCGGCAGCGACTTGTCCCGGCAGCCCATCAGGAACGGCAGCCCGCCCACATCCCCCAGCCGCCCCGTGTCCTTCAGCCGTTGGTTGACCGTAATCGGGTCAATCTCGATCCCGTCGCGCGCCAGTCCGCACAGCGCCGTGTAGGCCACCCGCGTCCGCAGGTCGTAGAACGCTTCCCCTTCATCGCCCAGCACCACCCGCACCGACTCGATGGCGGCCAGCCCCCTTTCCAGCATGCAACCCACCAGCGCCTCTTCCGCCTCCGGCGAATGCGGCACCTGCCTTGTCGCCTCTTGCCCGCGGCCCTGTGTAGCGTTGCGGCTCATAACGGGTCGATCCCCAGCGCCAGGCAATCCCACAGGAACACAGCCATGTCCTCGCTGGTCTTCAGCCCCTTCACGCGCTCGCGCAATGTAGCGATCACGCGCAGCCGCCCGCTCGTCTCGTATCCCCACCAATACAGCGGTAGGCCGCTGGGGTAGTTGTGTTTTTTACCCATGTGTTTCCTGTTCCATGTGGCACATTGTTCCATCCTTTTCCTCTATCCGTTCCAGCACGCGCACCAGCCGCCACGCGCCGCCACGGTTCAGCGCCTTGGCTTCTTCTTCGGTGATGGCCAGCAGCAGCTTCTTCCACGTGTGTCCGCCCGGCCGGGTGCCGTTAATCACCTGGGTGAGGTGCGCGCGACCGCAGCCAATCGCCGCCGCCAGCGTCGTGCCAGTCATCCCGCGCCCGTGCAAAGCCTTGTAAAAATCCCAGTTCTTCATGCTAATGAGGTAGGGTATCGGAATAGGGCGTGTCCCGCGCCGCCCACACACTCACCGGCCGCCGGTTGCCCGTGGTCTGAAAGCGCATCCGCGTCAAACACTGCGCGCAGGTGGCCTTGCTCGGATACATCGTCACATCGAGATTGCGCGGCACCGACTTGGGCCGGCACCACACCCGGAATTCCTTCGGTTTCAGCAGGTGCTTGATGGTTTGCTCGGCAGCGCGCGTCATTTCATCCTCTTCAGTTGCTCCTGGATGACGCGGCGGCGCTGTCCGTCCGTGCACGTTTCCAGCTCGGCGTCCAGTTCCGCCTTCGACTTCACCCCGCTGCTTTGCCACTCCGGCTGGCATGCGTCTTCCCGCCACCACTTCAAAAGTTCCAGTTGCCAGGTCACCACTCGGCCTTTGTGCAGCCACGAGTTTTTAATCGTCTTCTGCTCGTGATAATGTCGGCAGTAATCCGGCGGCACCGGGAAAACTCCCTGCTGTTGTGCCAGCCAGGCCTTCGCTTCCAGCCCGGCGCCCCAGGCAATGATTTCGTCGAGCGGCGGAGCGAGGTGGCGGCCCCCGTTTTTTTTATCCGCTTCTACCTCCCCGAGGACATCACCTCGCGCGCGCGCACTCCCTTCCGATCCTTTCCATTCCTCTCCCTTCCCTTCCCAAGAAGGAGGTAGTTCTACCGTATCGTTACCGTAGGCTTCCCGCAGCAGGTCGGGCGGCGGGGGTGGAAGACTACTTGGGCGGGGCTTGTTGATTACCTGATGCTTCCGGAACTTCACAATGCAACCCATCCGGACCTTCTCCCCGTCCAGCGTTACCTCGTAAAGCACCAGCCACTTTTTGGCCGCCAATTCCGCCAGCCCTTCCTCGATCGGTTTGGAGAGCGACCGGTAGCGAAACAACTGCGCCTGGATGCCCGCCACGTCCGCCTCGAAGCGCCCCTCGTCGTCGGCGTAATTCAGCAGCGCCACCCCCAGCAGCGCCGCCGCTTCCGAGAGCGACTTGTGCATTCGGTGCAGCCAATACTCGGGTTTGACAGTCCGTATCCTCATCGCTGTCGCCGGCGCGGTTGCCGTCCCGTGTAGTTGTATTGCCCCTTTTCTCCGGGCCGGGTTTCGTAATCAGTCGGGGCAATCAGCATCCCCTGCCGGAAAAACGTGTTGTCCTTCACCCACAGCCTCTCGATGTTCTCGCGGTCCTCGGGGTGTGTGCCGTCGATATACACCTCCACGATGTGCTTGTTGCGGATGTGTGGGAACGCCCGCCAAACGCGCAACGGCTGCGGCTCCGTCAAGAAGGCCAGCGCTTCACGCGCTGCGGCCGCGCCATCACGCGTTTCTTCGCTGGCTGCAGCCGGGGCCGTTTTTTCTGGAGTAACGCAGGCAGAGCGTGTCAGCGCCGCCACGCCTTCCTCGCTGAAGTAGATGGCATTGCCCTTGTAAGCCCAGTGCACGTTCTCCTCCAGGTGCTTCTCCCGGCGGGCTTTTATCTCCTCGGCGGAAAGGCCAATGCGCACCGGCAATACGCGCTGGAGCACGGTGAACGCGGCGAGTGGCGCGGGGGGCCCTTTTTGTTCGGCAAAATTTTTTGAAGTGCTCATAGGTGAAGCGCCTTTAGGTCAAAATCTGTTCGCGCGAATGGGTTGATATCGAGGCGGGAGCGCGTCGCGCGCGACCCCCCCCCCCCGCCTTTATCGGAGGCACGTTGCTCGTGCCTCCGGAGCGCCCCCAGCCGTAGCAGAAGCCGTATCACTGGCCACCTCCGACCTTGGAATCAGTTGATTCGGCATCACTCGGTGCAGGCAGCGCAGCAGGTGCAGGCAGCGCAGGAATCGCCTCGGAACCATCGGGAAAGGCGCCCTGGGGCGCGGCGCTTTTTAGCCGATTAATTCTCTCCCAAAACCCATTCACAGCTTCAATCGTCAAGCTCGGCTTCTCCTGGCCGATGATGGCGGTCGGTGAGCCAGTGAGCAGACTGCCGTTCTGCGCAAAGATGCCAGCTGCGATAGCTGCGGTCTTCGGGTCGACGTTGCCGGCTGCCAAATGCCCGATGAATTCCTGCACTGCCAACCCCGATGCCTTCAGCATCAATTCGCCCAGGTCTTTTTTTAGTGCGTCTATGGAAGTTTTCTCCCGGATGATGATCGCAGCGACCACGCGATGGTGGACCTTGAATGCCTTGGCGATGAGCCGAGCCGGCATGTTCATACCCAGGCACTCAATGACGGCCCTGTAGCGCTCCTGGTCCTGCGCTACCCGCTCCGCAGTGAAGTGATACTTCACCTTCTTATCCTCGGGCGAAACCAACAACTCCCATCCAGGGTCTTCGACAGTTTCACCGGAAAAAAGAGCGGGGTGGTCGTCGGGACCGGCCTTGCGATAATACGAAGGCATACTCACGCGTCGCTGCGTCCGGACGTTTGAACGGCCTTCTTCAGCTTCCGCCGGCATTCACCAGGCGTTCGCGCCACCACGGCATCATCGGGCGGTGGCACCGCGTGGCGCGCGATAAACGCGTTCACACCACTGGCCGGGAGCCGATAATCACCGTCGCAATAAAAACAACCGGGGCCAAAGTCGCCGGCCCGCACTCGCTGAATCACCCATTTCGGCTGAAAGCTCAGCAGCGCCGCGACTTGCTTCGCGGGATAATACGCTTCAATGACCCGGCGCTTATCCATGGGCGAGCTCCGTGGCGTTTGCGGGTTGGGCGAGCTCCTGCTGCCGTTGCCGCTCCAGTTGACCCTCTTGCCAGCCGCGATCGGCGGCCTCGCGCATCGCGGCGAAGGGGCTTTGCTCCAGCCAGGTCGCGTCACAGCTCCGGCAGGTGTAACGCTTATCGCCGCCATCGAGGGTGCGCGTCACCTTGTAGCTGCCACAGGCACAGCGCCTCACTTGATGCCTCCGGTTACTCGCCGGAAAAGCAAAAGCGCCGGCTGCGTGCCATCCTGGCCGCGTCCATGCCACAGCCGGCGCCAAAGGGAGAACCAGCGCTGCCCGAAACTCCTTATTAAGGTTCGCAGTGTGCTTTCGTAGGGGAAGTGCATTGCGGCTCTGCTTATCTCACATGCATTACGTCTGTCAAGCATTGCATGATTTCGTCGCTGCAGAAGAGGAGCGGTTAGGATTGCCGCCCATGGCGGATTCAGAGAATTACCTAAAGGTCGCGGAGGAGCCAGACACCAAAGGGCCACCGTCACCGCCAGTGAAGCCGGTCAAATACCCACTCCACCGGCGGCCGCACCGCAACCACAAATAGCGCAAGACTGTGTAGCAGACTGTGTAGCAGACTGTGTAGCAGAAGAAATCGCGCCCTAGGATTCCATTGGCTATCAACAACTTGCGTGCTTCCCGAAAATAATGTATTGACAAAACAACACCGATCTGCGAAAGTGCGGGGCATGAAGAAACCAATATGACAACGAAATTCAAAAACAAAGACCTCTACGGAACGCCGGCCAATGCTATCGCCCGCGAACGCAAGCTCGGTACGGTCGTAGACCTTGCGGACGGAATGGAGATGTCCGAAGAAGCTGCCAAGCGCGTGATGAAGGCAAAGAAACAAGCGGGATGGAATGTCGAGAAAGCTGCACAACAGGCGGGATGTGAACTCTTCGGAAATGGGCTTGTTGTTCGCATCGGGGCTCATAAATCTTATCAAGCTAAAACCGCCGAAGAAGGCGACGTGATGACCGCCGAAGAGTTTGGCGTGCCACCCGGCAAGCCCGCGCTCTATTTGATTCTGGGCAGCATGGAACACGACCTCGGGATCGAAGAATCGGGGGACTTGTCCGAAACTCTGATCTGTGCGGTCAAGGTCAAGGTCAAGTCTACAACACAGGCACGCGCTCGCACGATGGCTCGGCGCACACTGCGAACAGCGCAAATTGAATACGATGCCTTGGTCGCCCGCTCCTATGATGACGCAAGGATCACCAATGCCGATATCCGTGCGGCATTGGGCAAACTGGAGTCGGCGAAAAATCAAGTGGCATCGCCCTAGCGCGATGAGGAACCTAATTCTTTGGGGCGTTCTGTGGCGCTATAGCGACCGCGATTCTCATTTAATGTGGAGCGATGGCCTGCCCGCGCTGTTCAGGACTCGCCGGAAAGCGCGAGAGTGGATCGACAAGAATTACGGCTACATCGCACACCGGCTGGACCTTCGCAGTCCACCGCATTCATGGAGGGTGCCCAAGGCTGTGCGGGTAATGATAAGAGAGGTGGCGCGATGACCGCCGACGCCATCAAGGTTGCCCGCAAAGAAAAGGGGTGGACCCAGTTTCAGCTTGCCCAAAAGCTCGGCTACAGTGAGTCCCGAATTGCCAAGCTGGAGACTGGCCGGGTACTGGCCGATAGTTTCGATTGCAAGGCACTCGCCAAGGTATTTGACCCGCCGCCAGCAGTGGCCGATTTTGGCGATCCTGTAAGGCGCTACCTAAATTCCGAGATAAGCGCCAGCAAGCTAGCTGAACTGATCCCTGAACCACTTGATCTGATCGGGGCCTTCGCGCAGCACATCGCTGAACTGGAGGAGCGGTGCGTCAAGCCAGCACTGGAGCAAAGGTCATGACCACCCGCCTGGAAGCCCTTCACGGTATGCACAAAATTTGCAAGGACTGCAACAACATCCTGCCATTAGCGCGAGAGGTTGCCCCGCTATTTGGTGTAACGTACAAACAAATCCAGAAAATCCAGCGCGGTGAAACTTGGGCGCGCATTAGCGGTCTTCCAAGGCGCCGTCGAAATTTTAAAAGGAGGTCAAATGCAGCAGCTTGACCGCTTTGAGAAGTTACATCAACAATGGCGTCCGGATCCATGACCTCGGCATCACCGAGCACGAATACCCGCCAGCCACGTCCGCCGCATGCAGGAATGGCTGCGACAGCTTTGACGCAATCGCGGCACATAGTGGTGCCGGCGGAAACCGCTGTAACGGTGGTTGAGCCTGGCTCAACAGTGTCGCCCTGGGTCGATTTCTTCGACCACAGAGGCAAGCGATATCGGATGTTCAAGCGATTTGAACGGCGTGATGCGAGCTGGTACTTGCGCTATGAGTTCGAGCAAAAGCCGCACCTGGTGTGCGCGAAGACAAACGATCGCGACTCGGCGGCCCGGTTTTTTAAGGCGCACGTGGACGCCTCGTGGACCGGGCGGCTGCAGGCGTTAAAGAAGCAGCGGGAAGAGGATCGTCCGGTTACTTTTTCCAGCATTGGAACGCTCATGGAATGCTACCAGCACATCACGCTGGACATGGACGACAAGACGCGCCGGCAGAATGTGAATTGCCTGAAGAACGCACTGCGGCGTGCGTACGAGGAGAAAGCAATCGAGGATCTCTCGGTGGGCGAGCTGGATGACAACTTCGTGCGCCGATACTTCGAGGCTTCGCTGAAGCAGGCCCGCGCGGCCTGCGGCAGCCAGGCGGACGAAGCGCGATCGAAGCGAACGGCCAATAGTATTCTGAACCAGGCGAAGAGCATTTTTAAGCCGAAGGCATTGGCGTTGATGCGACGACCATGGGTGGACGCGAAGGGCAAGGCTCGGGAGGGCCTGGCTCTGACGGAGAGTTTCAATGCCTTTGGCGCGACCGTCAAGGAAGAGAAATTCGAGCGGGTGAGCTCGGCGGAATTCACGGCGCCGGCAGACAAGGTGATAAAAGCGACACTCGAGAAATGGCGTGAGCTGCCGCGCAATGAGTTTATTGCGGCCGGCATGGCGCTGTCGTTCGGGCTGCGGCTGAGCGAGACGGCCCAGACGTGCTGGAACCTGTTCACGGTCGTGGAGGGGCGCTTTTTTTTGCGCGGGAATATTGATGTCAAGGCGCGCACCGGCTACATCGAGGTTTCCGCGCTGGACCCGTTTTACTCTGAGATGATGCGGCGTATCGCGTCGGAGAAATGGCGCGGCGCGGCGGGTGATTTTGTGCTGCAGGGGACGACCACCGACCGCACGGATAACATTTTCCGGAATGTCTCAGCGTGGATGCGCCGTCGCGGCTGGGAAACGCAGAAGACCAATCACGCTTTGCGAGCGTATGCCGGCAGCCAGGTAGCGATGCGTTACGGGGTCTATACCGCCAGTGTGTGGCTACGGCACTCCAGCGTGAAGGTGACGGAGCAGCACTACCTGAAATACCTGGAGGTGCACAAGATGGATAATCCCAATCCCGAGAATCTACCGACGCGGTGGGCGAAGGTTGAAGAATGCGAAACGGAGCGAGGCTACACCCTTGACGGGACAATTGATAGGGCAGTTGACATAGATTGTGCTGGTTGATACGACCCTGATAATGACCCGACTGACGAAGCCCGCGAAAATCTCACCGCTGACGAAGCCCGCGAAATCGCGAAAGAAGACCCGAGTCTCATCTATGCGGAGGTCGAATAAGTGAGCAACGCTGCTGCCGTGCGCGCTTACCGGGCTCGACTGAGGGCTGACGGGCTTTGCTTGGACTGCCTCCACCCAACGGAGGGGACGACATTTTGCCGTGCGTGCCTCGACAAGCACAAGGCGCGGAGAGCTATGCGCAAGCAGCAGAAGAAATGCACCGAGTGCGGACAGCCATCTCCCAATCGGAGCAAATGCAGTCGATGCGCCAAAAAGCGTGCAGCGCAGACACGTCGCGCATACCATCAGCGCAAGTTCAACACTTAGCTGAATATGCCCGCTCCGCTCAAAAACCAAAACGCTGCGAAGGACGAGGACGACAAGGCAACGTCATTCCTCTACATCCGCTGCCCACCGAAAGCGAAAGCCGCGTGGGTTCGCAAAGCCGGCAAGCATGGTCTCTCCGCTTGGGTGATCGAGACGTTGAATGCTGCGTCGGGGTCATGAAACGAAACGGAAAGGTGACTGGGTTTGATACGGCCATGAGGCAACCATATTGACGCCCTAAAAGCCAGTCAAGGCCATTAAACGGCAGGCTCCGCCGAAATAACACTTGAACAAAAAACCGCGGCAGCATTGCGCGAAACCTGCTTATTCGCTTTGGAAAACCAATAAAAAGAAGTGGTGCCCCGGCACGGACTCGAACCGTGAACCAATTGATTAAGAGTGAATCGCTTTAAAAGTTCTGAAATGGCGCAACTTGCCTGAATTCAACGCGGTGCGAGATAGACAGAGCGAGCGCAGGCAGTCTGATGCCTTGTGGCGTGAAGGGAAGGCAGGGTCATTTTTTGCATGCTCGGCAAAGTAGCCCACTACCGGGTAATCACTTGTATTTGCATAGCACAACTGCCGCGTTCCGTTCTTTGGCTTCGATTGCTTGGTATCCAGTGATACGGCGAATCGCTAGCGCTTCTTCTCGAACTCCTTGCTCTCCTTCTCCAGTTCGGTTCGCAGCTTGCGCGCCTCTTCCGGAGCGCTGTCCTGGCCGGCCGCGGTAATCCACTCATCAAACCTCCGATACACCCGGTTGTGCCACAGGTTTAAGGTGTGATAGCGCTCTTCTTGCACTTCCGTGCGCCGCTCGGGAGCAATGCCTTTTAGCCCGATGTATTCCACTAGCAACGACCGTGCATTGTCCGGCATGGCCAGGCGGTGCTGGGCCCGCGCCTGGTCGTCCGCACGTTCGGACTGCATTTGTTGCTCGCGGTAACCGTAATCTGACACCTTTACCACGCGGTTCAGTCCCGGGATTGCACTCAGCGCAATTTCCGTCGTCGTCGGCAGCTTGCTATTCCAGTGCAAGTAACTCGAGTAGCCCATCTGGTCCCACGTCCAAAGCGCCATCGGCTTCAAGCTCGACATCCCGCCGGCGGCGAATTCCGTCTGCGGAATGATTGGGCGGCCGCGGAACGGATCGGTCGGGTTCCAGCCGCTGCCATACTCTACCCATTTTTCCGGAATGGTCAGCGCCGGGTTGACGCCTGGCACTTGTCCGGCGCCGAAAGCAAACAACTCCGTCGCGCTAGCCGGGTCTCGTTCAAAAATGCTCTTCGCCAGCTTGTACGTCATGCCTGAAAGCAAGCGGCTCGTCTCATCATGAGGGATCCGTAAGTAAACCGCCTGCTTGCCAAAATCCCCGCCGGCTCGCCAACCCACCGGCACTACCAGGTAATTCGTCTTGTCGTATTCACTCGCGCCATCGAGGATCTGCTTGAGCGCCGCCCCGAGGGCGCCGAGCGCGCCAGCGCCGAGCGCTGCCATCAAAACCTTGGGCAGGCCATCATTCATCGCCCACCGGAACCACCAACCGCCGGCGGTCTTCGGGCTCGTCATCCGCTGCAGGTCGCTGCGCCACCCCTGCGCAAAAACGTTGAAGAACGGCACGAAATCTTTCACCAGCAAGGCTTGCTTCCCGCGTTTGAACACATTGGGCGTGCCGGCGTAGTTGCGCACGTGCGCGGCCGCGGCCGCCGGCGACATCCCGAGGTCCTTGCGCAGTAGCCGGTAGGTGGCCAGCTTCGGCAGCGACTCCAGCACACTGCCGGCGAACTCGATGCCGCCCAGCACCGATCGCACCGGCTTCAGCCACATGCTCTCCAGGAATTTCCAGCGCTCCTTCTCCGGAAGCAGATGGTATTTGTTCAGCAGTTTGCCAAACGAATCATCCCGGTGCCCCTGGGTGAGAGTATCCCATGGCGTCCCGATCGCAAAGTTCTCCAGCGCCTCGGTCACCAGCGGGTCCGGCCGGCCGGCCACCCGGTTGACCGCACTGCGCCAGGCGCCAGCGTAATTCTTCGCCAATAAAACGCGCGCCTTAATCGCTCCCACCTCATTTGGCAGGTTGCGCCAGGTCCGCGACCAGTCGCGCTTAGGGTTGAACGCAAACTGGAACGCGGGGTTGTACGTGATGAACACCGGGTAAAAGATTTTCTTGAACGTCCACCCCAGCACCCGCGTCACCCGGTGGAGCTGCTGCGGGCTCATCCGCTCGAAGGCCTGCGCAATCATCGGGTCCACGTAGTAGAACGCCCGCTGGCCATCCTCCAGCACGCTCAACAATCCGCGATCGGCCTTTGGCTTCGGCTCGACCTGGCCATGCGCGACGTCGGCCGATTCAATCTCTGCAGGGAAATGCGCCTGCAGCAAATCGCGCGTCGCATTCTTACTGCGCTGAATCGTGTTCAGATTGTTCAGCGTGATGGTCTTCATCACCGTCGCCGTGAACGGGTTGGCAATTTCTCGCAGCGTGCCAATCTGTTTCCGGATCCCGGCCGGCACATAATCTTCCAGGAAGTCCAGCACCGCAAAGGCCGCATAGACATCTTTGTTCGGCTCCAGCTTTGTCTGGAACAGTTCCTTGTTGTAGCTGCCTACCCGCGCGCCCTCTTCCACCGATTCAAACGTGAGCGCGTGAAATTTCTGGGTTGCCGCCATCAGCCGCGTCATCTTCTCCATCTCCAGGTCGAGACGCATCTTCAACAGCTGCAGCCGCGCGGCCTCGGGCGTAATGCCCAGCGGGTTCGCCATTTCGCTCCGCTCTCCTTCGATGCGTCGCAGAAATAAATACGTGCCGAGGTCTTCCACCGTCATGCCGGCATCCTCGATCGGCTTTACCACCCCATCCCACACGCGCTGCACAAAGCGCGCGTTGGTGTTATCAATCATCAGCCCCTCTTCCAGGATGTTCCGCGGATCGGTCGCCGGCGACCACCCCGCTCCGGACGCTTCCGCCTGGCGCACCTTGGCAATAATCGGTTCATGCCCGTCAAACAACTGCTGGTTCAGCTGCAGCCAGTAACCCTTCCAGCTATTGCGCCTGGCTTCCCGCTCCGCCCACTTGCGTTTCAAGAGCTCATCACCCTTGTTCCACATCGCCTCGATGTCCCGGCCGCGCTGGTCCAGCACCGGCACCTTGCCGAGGCTCAAAAAATCCTGCAGGTCCGTCAGCACCCGCTGCACCTCCGGCTTTCGGTTCACCGCCCGCCAGAATTCCTTGTAGAACTTTGGCGCCTGCTGCTCCAGCAAGCCCGGCGAATTCAGCATTACACTCAGCGCATCGGCATACAGCTCCACCGCGCTCTCGCGATACTGCACGTAAGATGCCGGCGGGTTCGGCGGATAAGGCTTCCAGTATTGGCTCAGCGCAATCAACTCCGCCCGCAGATCCTTGTTCGTCACGCTGCCGGGCCCGAACGAATTCTTCAGGAAACTCCGCAACGTAAAAAGCCGGCCCAGCAGGTTCCCGCGCTTCAACGTTTCATTCGGCAGGAAATCCACCAGGTGCCCGATCTCGTGCGCCAGCACTTTGGCCGCCTGGCTCGAGTCCTTGAACAATTCCGGCCGCAACCCAATCCGCGCCTTGCCTGGCTCCCCATAGAACATCCCCGCGGCCTTCGGAAACTTCTTCAGGAACGGCACACGCCCGCCCATCAACTCCTTGGCCAGCTTTACGAGCTCCGGGAAGTCGACCGGATGCACGTGCTGCATCCCGCCCAGCGCCATCGGCGCCGTGCCCTTGACAGTCGGCGTGCTCCAATAGGTTAACCCCAGCGCCGGCGAGGTAAACCGCTCCTCCGCTGTGCGCGCCTCCCGCTTTCGACCCTGTGTCGTCCGTCCGCTAGGACCGCCGCGGGTCCCGTGCCCTGCCGTCCGGGGTGCATCCGGCTGCCGGTCTGCGGTGCCAAGCCGCCGGCCCACCCAGGCCCGCATCACATCTTCCGGCGTGCGCTTCTCTCCAAACAAATCCGGCTCGTCTTTCACTTCAGCCAGGCTCCCGCGCAAACTCGCAAACATCTGCCCCCAGGCGGCCAGCGTCGTGGCTTTATCAACCTTGCCCTTGCCGTCGCGGACAATCTCTTTCCCCAGCACGGCCGCCAGCCCGCGCGCAATCGTCCCGCCATTCGTCTCGAATAACTCTTCCTGCCCGTAGACCTGCTGCAGCACGTTTTCGATGGCCTGACCTTCCCCTTCGTAATCGCCCACCCGATGCATCAATTCCGTAAACGCCGGCGCCACATCCAGGCCGCGCCCGCGCGCCTCGAGGAGGAACGGCCCGGCTGCGTCCACCAACCCGCGCCCGAGCACTGAAGTCTTCGGGCTCTGCCGATACTCCACCACACGATCGCTGTGATACGCGGCGTGCGTGGCCACCCGTTGCGCGTAATCCGTCAACTGCGCGTCGCTCTGCAAAATTTGCGGGCGCGTGTTTCGGTCCAGCACGCCGGCGCCAATCAATCCACCCATCCACTGCCGCAACTCGCCCGGTTTCGCATCCGGCCGCGGCATAGTGGCCGTCACGCGAGCGACCTTCGGCGCATCATTGCGCGCCATGCTCTCCATGCTCTCCATCAGTCCCGCGCTCGGGTTCAGCACGTCCACCACTTGGCGCGCCGCCGCGACACCCGCCGGCGTGCTCACATCGTGCGCCGGCAGCATCCGCACCAGCAAATGTTCCGGGCCCGGCAGCGGCGGCAAGCCAAACACCGAGGCCTCTTCTTCCATCACCGTGTCCAGCGCCGCCCGTTGCTCCGGACCCAGGCGCTGAATCATCTGCAGCCGGCCGTTGCCGCCCATCACCCGCAACGTGCCGTCACTGCCCGGGCTCACCATCACGGGCCCTTCACCCGCCCCGCGCACATTCGTCGCGTAACTCGATGGCTCGAACTCGGCCGCCCCTTTCAACACCTTGTCGCGCTCCGCCGGGTCCGTGTCGTAGCGCCGCGTGTTCGCCAACGGCGCATAGGCCGGGTTCGGCACAAAGTCGCCCGCGTGGCTGCCTTGCAATGCTTCCATCGGCGCCCACGCATACACCGCCGGCAGCTTCGCGTCGTTCGCCCCCAGGACGGTCGTCGGCCGCCCCGCGATGATGTCCGGACGTTCGGACGGCGGGGCAGGGGGGCTAATGGGCGAGGGCGGGCCTTGAGTGGGCGGTTGCCCTGGCTCACTTGACGACTTGGCCTGTTTGCTTGGCGGTGTTTCCACCACTTCGACCTGGAAGATTGGCTCCCCGCGCGCCGCTTTCCCGGCCACACTCCGGAAGGTCAAACTCCGCCCACTTTGCACCAACTCGCCGGCGCCCAGCAGCGCCAGGCCGATATTGCCCGCAATCGCTTCCATGGCCGCCGCCTTCGGGTCCTCGCTCTCCAAAATCCCAGGCGACTGCAGCGCCATCAAATACGCATTCCCGGCCAGTTGCCCGCCGGCCACTTCCAGCGCCTTCTGCACTACCTCCTTCTGCAGTGTCGGGTAGCGTAGCTTAATCATCTCCGTCAGCGCCGCCGGGTCGTCGATGATGTCCTTGCTGGCCTTCAGGCCTTCCGTCAATCGCTTCTCGATGAATTGCGCCGTCAATTGCCGTCCGGCCTTGTCCACGATCGGCAATCCCAGCGCGGCCGCCAAACCCAATGGGCTCGGCTTGCCCTCTTCATCGAAACCCATCGCCAAAACATTGGCCGCCGGCGCACTCAATCCCGCGGCGCCGCCCAGGACTGCCACTCCGGCCGCCGGCACTGCCTTGCTGGCGCCGAGGCTGACTTGCCCGAGGAAACCCTGCCAACTTCCTGCCTCTTTCACCTTCCTCTCTACTGGCAGCGCTTCCTCGGGCTGCGTAGCAAAAGCCGCTAAATTCTCTGGCGCCTCCCCGCGCACGATGTTGGCGATATCGCCGATCGCGGCGGCCGTCACCTTCCCGCCCTTGGCGACCGGCGGCCCCACAATCTCGCCCACCACGCGGTTCAAGCTTTTCTCGTTGATGACGTCCACCCCTTGCTCCTTCAGCTTCTCGGTGTAGATGGCCAGCGCCTGGGCGCGCTTCTCCGGATTGTCGCCCACGAGATCGAGTGTCTGCTTATACCACGCATCAAGGGGCGCCAGCACCGCTTGCTTCGCGCGAACACGCTCCGCCGGGTCGTCCTCAATCGGCTCCAGGTCCAGCGCCGGCTCCAGTTGCAGCTCTTCGATAGGTTCCAGGTCGAGTGGCATGTGGCTTTATTTGGCTCACTTCACCAGCTTGTAGCCGTGCTTTTCCGCTTCCGCCAGTTGCCCCTTCGGCAGCCTGAAACGCTTCCCATCCTTTTCCACCACGACCAGCTCGGCCTTCGCATCCTTTGCTGGCTCCGCTCTGGCGCCCACCTTCTTCCCGGGATACACCTGGCCCTTCGTCTTCAGCGCTTCACGCGCTGCGGCCGCTTCGGAGTGGCTCAACACCTTGTCCCCGGACTTGTCGAAAAGCGTGGCATCAAACGGCGTCGTCTCCTTCGGCATTTGAAACGTCTTGCCGTCCTTCGTGCGCACCAGGCCGGTCGGCTTCCCGTCAAGGAGCAACGGCGTCACCTCCGCGTCAGACATCGGCATCGGCTTGAACTGGAACTGTCCCGTGTGCGGGCTGTAGACCACATCCTGCCCGCCGAGGTTCGTCAGTTCCGGCATTCGGTCCTGCGGGGACGCGGTGGCCAGCGCGCGCATCATCTGCGCCATGCCTTCCGGATTCATCCGATACCCGCTTTCGCCCGCCGCCTGCAGCATCAGTTCCGGCGTCAACGCCATCCCTGGCACCGGCGGCCCGATCGCAGGCCCCGGAGGAGGAACCACCATCTCCTGCAACCGCCGCGTAAATTCCCCTTCCGCTTTTCCCTGGTCGAGCTGACCCTGCCCCAGCCTGGTCTGCATGTCGCGCGCCCGGCTCAAGCTCTCCATTTCCTTCACGCGCGCCTCGGCTTGCTGTTGCGCCCGCTGCATGGTGATGCCCTGCAGCTTGCCCTGCAGGTCCGGCAGCCCCATCGCCGCGTGTTCACCCTTCGCGTCCGGTTCCTGCAGGTCCAGCACCTTGCGCAATGCCTGCGCCAGCTTGCCCTCTTCGTTGCGCTTCTCCAGAGCGGCGCCGAGCGCCTGGTTGAACCCTGCTAGCCCCTGCGCTATATGATAGTCACCTCGATATTCAGCCATTGGTTGGTCTCCTGCCTATTCGCATCGTTCCTCTTCCGCCACAATCACCCGCGCACCTGGCCGTAACCTGCATACCAGTTGCCGCTGCCCCACTCAGGCTTTCGCAGGCCTGCTGCACTTTCTTAAGGTCTTCTTCCGGCTTGCTCATTTACCCCACCACGTTCGCCGCGTACAGGTAGTCATCGATCCCGCTCTGGCTCCACTGGTTCTGCTGCGGCCGTCCCAGGTAATTCCCAATCAACTGTCCGCCCCCCTGCAGCAACCCCGCCCCGAGTGCCGTCCAGCTATTGGCCGCATTGTTATTTCCCGGCGCGCCGCCCGGCCCGTTGCCCGCCACCGGCCCCATCGGCACGTGGCGCACCGTGCCAGCGCCCACCCCGAGCAGCCCCGCCGGCGTGTAAGGCGCGGCGCCGCTGCCGCGGAAAATGTAATCGAATGGGTTGCCGTAGAAGTTCGAGCTCATGCTCGCCACGTCACCAGCGAAACGCCGGCGCCGGTCCTGCGCCTCGCGGCCCGTTAAGGCCAGCGTCAGCACTTCGTCGAAGGTATCGTTCCGGCCGTAACCCATCCCCCTCGAGGCCTGCCCCGCCCGCACATTCTGCTGCACTTCGCGCATCTCGGCCGGCGAAAGAGTTGTGCCGGCGGCGAGATCCGTCTGCGCCTGGCTGGCCATCTCGGCGAGGAGGGCAGCGCTCTGCGGGTTGTAGCTGTTCAGGATGTCGATGACTCCCGGCGCGAATCGCCCCACAGTCTCCTGCTCACGGCTCACTCGCGACGCCTCCAACCCGCCCACCATGCCTTCCATCTGCAGCAGGTTCTGCAGTGCCTTCAGTGCGCCCGCTCCCTGCAGATTCCCTTCCGTCCTTGTCAGGTTCAACGCACTGGCCAGGTCCTGTGCTTTATACGCCGGCCAATAGCGCCCCAGATAATCGCGAGATATTTCGCGATAGGCCCCGGCCGGGCTCTGTCCGCCTTGCGCCTGGCTCGCGCCGTAAATGCTCGCCCCCGCGCCGGCCAGTGCCGCCGCGCCGCCGATGACTGCTGCTACGCCCATATTATTCCTTTCCTTTGTCGGTGACTTTCTTGGATTGTGGCCGTGCGCTAGCACCCCACGGTGTCGGCTGTTGCACTACCAGGTGCGTCCAGGCGGCCAGTCGGCCGGCAATCACGAAATACGCCGCCGCCCGGCTGGGGAAGTCGAGCGCCAGCGCCGCCGCCGCCGTGTAACCGGCCGGGTTCACGTAGACCTTCTTGCCCGCCTCATGCAGCAAAGTTTCCACGATGTTCAATCGGTCCCACCACTTCTTGTGGCCGGCCGCTAGGACCTTGTCCACGTCGGCCCAGTTGGGATCCCGCTGTCCTTGCACGAAGTCATGCCCCCAGCCTGGCGCCCGCTTGCCCGCCGCCAGAATTTTCCGCGCCTCCTCCTCGTAATCCACCCGCCGCAGGAATCGCATCACCCGCCCGACCGGCGCATGCCAGCCTTCGTCGCCCATCGTCAGGATTCCGGCGGCAATCGCCTTGTGGTAGTCGCCGCTGCCGTGATAAGTGTTTACCACCGTGGCCGTGCTGCAGCTCGGCTGGCCGACGCAGCGCGCGTGCGCCGAGCACACCGCGCCAATCAATCGCACCTCCGCCGGCGAAAGGGGTTGTTTCCGCCAGAACGGCGGCACAGGTTCAGGTTTGGGTTTATCGCTCATAGTCGTGGTGGCTCCAGCCGCTGGCGCAGCTTCGATGGCGAGGTCTGCAGGAAACCGCACTCCTCACAGTGGCGCTCAAATGGGCTCGTGAAAACCATCTCGCCGGCGCAGCCGTTGGGGCAACGGTTCTCCGCCAGGCGTTTCTCTCGCGTCGCTTCCAGGCGCGCCACTCGTTGGGCTATGTCGTTACCCATGACTTCACTCGCTCCAGGTTCAGTGCGATTTTCTCGCTGGCCGGGTTGATGCGCAATTGGTTTAACAGTTCCCAGCGCGCCTGGTTCCATTCCATCCCTGGCAAACAAAACCCCCACACGCGCCGGACCGTCGTTTCGAACTCCAGCGCCTCAAAGGGCACCGCCAGCAATTGCCCCGGGGGCCACCCCTCTTCCATTTGCAGGACTGCGCGGCACATGTTGCCCCAGGACATATCGGCCAGCTCTTCGTTCAGGTGCGGCATGTTCACATAGGGA